CATGGGTGGCACGACTACGACAGCTATCGAAGGCACAAAAGCAGTAAGCAAAGGTGTCAAGAACCTAGCTAATATGTCTGCTGATGAGTTGACACAAGAAGAACTAGCCGCCCGTGTAGACTTCTCACGGCGTCTTGAGAGAATTACTGAATCAGGTGGTTTCAATCTCAAGAACGTAGGTAAGATGGGCAGTAAAGGTGCAGTAGATGCTGTAGACAACGCCCACACAGAGATTGTTAAGGACTTGACGCTTGCTATTGAGGGTCTCAATCAAGATCCAAATAGCACACTCAATACTCGCAAAGGCGATAGCGAAGAGTTAGCCGCTAAGAAGGCACTTGCCCGTCTTGGTATCAAGAACGCAAAGAACAAGGTCAAAGGTGTAGTTACACCAGACCAAATCGATGCAGTTGTAGATCTTGTAGGTCAGACCAAAGAAGGCCAGCAGATCATTAACCTCATGCGTGAAGCAAACGAGCTAACTAGCCTACACAAGTCAGGTTATGTGGGTGGTTTGTCTCAATATACTGATTTACTCTCTCCATTCGGATCTAACTCAGGATACGATAGAGGAGCCGCCGCCACAGAGCGTCTCCTACGGCCTTTACTGACTGGTGGTGCCGCTTTCCAGACTGGAGGCACTTCATTGGCCTTACAGGGCGGTCTAGCGGCTACAGGACGCATTGTAGATGCTGTTACAGGCCGTAGAAGCCGTGTAGCTAAGTTCATTAAGGACTACAAAGGCGGTCAGGGACAGCAAGTATCAGCTACAGCATCAGCTAGATCCAAAGGAATAGCGGCTTACAGACGCAAACAAGAAGAAATTAAGCGCGCCCGAGAACTTCGGGAAAGGATGAGACGTGTTTTACAGGCCGAAAGAGAGGCCGAAGCGGCTCGTAAGAAGCAACAGGCTCAAGATGAGCGTGATATGAACTTCCAGATGTACCAAGATGGTACTCGCCAAGCCTCTGGTTACACTAAAGACAGCCCTCAAGACGTACTTTTGAAGGCTACAGGCATGGATCTCAAGAATATCAAGATAGCTTTAGCTGAATTGATAAGAACTGGACACCCGAAGTATGCCGCCGCCGCTAAAACCGCAGTTAGAAGTCTAAAATACGGTGGTCGCATCGGTGAGCGCGGCTCAAACATGCTTTCTAACCTTATTAAAGTTGTTAATACCCGTGTAGACTCCGGTTCATCACAAGCAAAGATGGTTAGACCGCGTGATACAGGCGCAGAGAAGGGTTTTAACACTAACGAAGCTATCCAGCGTGGTATTGAGCGTAACAAAGCCGCCGCGCAAGAGCTTATTAACCGCGTTCAGAATGATCCAGAGATCGATGAGTTCACTAAGAAGGTGATTATTGAGAAGTTAGAGATCTTCAAAGAAGATAACCTAAGTTCAGACCCTCTTGGTAGAGCCAAAGCAGAACTCCAAGACGCACTCAATAAGTTAAACAATAGCGGTGTTGTCACTGAGCAGAAGACTGCACAGGTAGAGCGTTATCTTGGTGAATACATCAAGAGGATTGAGGCACAACAGAAGGCTAGAGAAGCACAACAGCAGAAACAGCAACCGCCACAGCCTCCTCAACCGCCACAGCCTCCTCAACCTCCACAGCCTCCTCAACCGCCAACACCAGATGGACCTACCTACACAGTCACTAAGATTAAAACCACACAAGGTCCAATAACAAGCGTTAGTGATGGCACCAATACACTATACACTCAACGCTCACAGGATATGAACGGTAGCTTTGCTTGGTATCAAGTGGATGAGAATGGTTTTGAGTTCCCTAGAAGTACCAGCGGAATACCAAACCTACCTATCGGCAGTAACCGTGAAGAGGCTATAGAGGCTTTGAAGGGGAAGCTAGTTGAAATGTCTAGAGATGCAACTCAGCCACCTCAGCCCCCAACACCTGAGACTGAGGTATCTGGCGAGTTGGACAGAGAGCAGACTAAGACATTTACAATCACACCTCGTTTACAAGTACAAAAGCGTATGCGTGATATTGTAAGTCAAAACGCCAAAGACCCCCGATATATCAATAAAACATTTCGGACATTTACTGGTGCAAAAGATGACTTCGGTAATATCAAGTTCGGCACTGCTTTTACAGATGCGTCTGTATCAGCCACAGAGGCATTTCTACCTGTCCTTGATGAAATAGCTTCAAGGTTTAACATCCCGAGACTTCGTGGTTTTAAGACAATAGATGGAAGCGCCGGAGCCAATATGGGCGATGGTGTTATGGGGGTAAATCCTCGTACTTTTAACTACTACACAGACGGATTGGAAGATAGAGACCTTTCCCCTGTTGAGCGAGAAACAAAACTTAAAGAAGCACAGGATGCTCTGGACAGACTTGCAGAAGAAAGAACGTCTGCAAGAGAAAGAATATATGCTCTATATGATGAGCATAGATCCCTCACAAACATGAGAGAGAACTTTCCAGACGCTTATGCTGAATACACACGGCTTACTATCAGGCTCGACACTATTGATAGTGAAAGAACCAAGCATATAAGGATAAAAGAACGTCTTAGCCCTACAGCTATGGAGCCTAGTAGTTGGAAAATAGGAGATGACCTTAAAGGTCGTCCTTCTGGATCCGGCAGTTACTTTGATAACGGCTTAGATCGTCTTCATACTCTTTTATTACATGAGATGGCGCATCACGTTCATCAAATGTTTGCCCAACAGCCTCCTACTGGAACTGATTTGGCATCTTTAAGATTAGCGGCTAAAAAGCGTCCAGTGGAAAACTGGTTAGCAAAGAATGTAGGAACCGTTAAGAATAAGAAGATGGTTTGGGCAGACCCGTCAATCCCAGATAGACAAGCTGGTGAATACGGCTTGACGAATGAAAAAGAGTGGTTTGCCGAGAACTTTGCACTGTACTACATGGACAGGAAAGACTTGGTTGATCCATTGTTCGTTCAACTGATAGAATCGATGCTGAAAGGGACGTTTAAGAATGACTGAAGCGTTTAGAAAAGCTCTGTCGATTTTACAAGACAAAGGGTCTGGTATTACGGACTCTGATGTAGAGGAAATCACCCACCTAAGTTACTTCTTCGATGATAATGAACTCATGGAAGAAAAAGCAAAGCTCTTTGAGGTGATAGAGCAAATCAGGATCAGTCCTGATTCAAAACTAAGTAAGGAAAACTAACAGAAGGAGTTACTCATGGGTTCACCAAAGGTCCCAAGACAGAAAGCTCCTTCTAAAGTAGGTCGTGGACCCCAGCCCCAGAAGGCACCCAAGAAAAACTACTTCGCAACTCTCATGGAAACTCCAGAGGGTCGTGAACTAAGACGACAGTGGTCTACCAAGCCTCGAAAGAACGCTGGTAGGCCGCGTGGCGTTCCAGATGGCATGAGAAAAGAGCAAGCTGATGCCCTCCGAGCGAAAGTTAAAAAGGAAGCAGAAAAGGTAGTAGAAGTTATGGCAGAAAAGTACGGTGTAGAAGACGACTACGCAAAAGAGGCCCTCAAGACAGCCGTTGAGGTCATGCGTATGGTCGGAGAAACCCGAGAACGATTATCAGCCGCACGGTTAGTCTTAGACTTTACCAAGCAAAAGCCTGTGGCAAAGTCAGAAGTGGCTGTAGCCAAGGCAGAAGACTTCTTGTCTTCTCTGCTCGTTGAAGAAGACGATGGACCCGAAACTAAAGAAGGTTCGTAAGCGTCTCTATCAAGAGTTTCCTTTTTATGCCCGTTCAGCACTAAAGATTAGAACAAAAGCTGGTGAGGTTGCTCCTCTTTCCCTTAATCCAGCACAGCAAATCCTCGATGAAGCTGTACAGAAACAACTCAAATCCGAAGGTAAGATCAGGATCATCATCCTGAAAGCCCGTCAGCAAGGTCTATCGACCTACACGGGTGGCTACCTTTACTTCGCAGTGTCTCAGCAAAAAGCCCGTAAAGCTATGGTGATTACCCACCATGCAGACTCTACACGGGCGCTCTTTGATATGACTAAGCGATTTCATGAGCATTGTCCTGAGATACTAAAGCCCCACACTAAATACAGTAGTAGAAGGGAATTATCCTTTGATGTACTTGACTCCAGTTATGTTGTTGCAACAGCAGGTGGTGACTCCGTTGGTAGAGGAGAAACACTTACTCATGTCCACGCTTCGGAACTTGCGTTCTGGCCTAAGTCAACTGCTCAAGACATCTGGAATGGCTTGTTGCAAGCTGTACCTAACGCTCCTCAAACTGCTGTATTTATCGAGAGTACGGCGAATGGTGTAACAGGTATTTACTACGATCTATGGAAGGGTGCAGTCGAAGGTACAAACGGGTTCGTCCCTGTGTTTATACCTTGGTACACAGACCCAACATACATCGAGGATGTACCAGACAACTTCGAGCGAACACCTGAAGAGGAAGATATAGCTGACAAGTATAATCTTACTGATGGTCAGCTTATGTTCCGTAGACGGAAGATCGCCCAAAATGGGATTGACCTGTTCCGGCAAGAGTATCCTGCCGAGCCAGAGGAAGCCTTCCTCACTACGGGTCGTCCCGTATTTAACCCTGAGCAACTACAAGAGTGCTTAGGGGATACACGAGATGTTGAAGAACGTCTTGCTCTCGAAGGTGATGAGTTTGTCATCCACTCCCGAGGAGAGCTTCAAACTTACCTTAAACATGATGCCGGAGAACAGTATGTCATTGGGGCCGATGTTGCTATGGGTGTCCGTAATGGAGACTACTCAGTTGCACAAGTCCTCGACAGCAAAAAGAGACAAGTGGCTACATGGCGTGGACAAGTTCATCCCGACCACTTTGCTGAGGTTCTTTACGCATTAGGGGAATATTATAATGAAGCGTTTATCTGTGTGGAGAACAATAGCCACGGCATACTTACCTGCACACGTTTGGGAAAGGATCTTGCGTATCCAAACTTCTACATGGAAGTTCAGGTAGATAAGATCACAGATCGTGAAACCATTAAGTTAGGTTTCTCAACAACAGCAAAAACCAAGCCCCTCATCATTGACCAACTAAGAGCGTCAATGCGTGAGAACGAGCTTGAACTTAACGACAAGACAACAATCCGCGAGATGATGACTTACATCGTTACCGAGAGTGGTTCGATGGAAGCTGAACCTTCATGTCACGATGACTGCGTTATGTCTCTTGCTCTTGCAAACCACGTTCACGAAGGCGCTTGGGAACCAGTGGAGACACCTGATGAACTTTACTTGGAAATGGTCTAAAGAATGGCAAAAGTAGAAGATTACAAAAAGCTAGACGACAGCGGCATCGTTAAGCTGGTTGAGGACAATATTAAGACCTCAGTTGGCTACTACGACAGCGACCTGTCACGAGAGCGTAAAAGAGTTACCGAATACTACAACGGTACGCTACCTAAGCCAGCCCATGATGGTAACAGCCGCTATGTCTCCCAAGATGTCTATGATTCAGTAGAAAGCATGAAAGCCGCCCTGCTCGAGACCTTCTCAGCTGGTGGTAACATTGTGCGCTTTTCACCGCAGGGACCAGAGGATGTTAAGACTGCTGAGGTATGTTCTGCCTACACTGATTACGTTCTATTCCGTCAAAATGATGGCTTTGGGACATTCCGCACAGTTATCCATGATGGTCTGACATCACGAGTTGGTATTGCAAAAGTATTCTGGCAAGAGAGCTACGAAGAAGACCTAAAAGAGTTTACAGATCTTACACAAGATGAACTCGATATGGTTATTGCTGAAGACGGTATTGAGCTAGTCGAAAGCAAAACAGATGCCCGTGGTCTTATGTCAGGTGTGCTCAGTCAAGAACGTGACACAAGTCAGGTTGTTATTGAGTGCATCCCTCCTGAAGAGTTTATCATTGAGCCACAAGCAAAGAGCCTAGAAGACGTAAACTTCTGCGCTCATAGAACCAAGAAGACCATCTCAGAACTAAGAGACATGGGCTACGATGATGATCAGCTTGATCGTCTAGGCGACCATGAAGACATCGAGATGGACACAGATCCTGAGATCCTTGCACGACATGAGGACATTGGATCTGACCGAGGTTTCAATGCTCATGGTTATCAGGACCAAGTACGGTCAATCATGGTGTACGAAGCCTACATCATGGTCGATGTTGAGGGTACAGGCATTGCCAAGCTACACCGCGTTGTGAAAGCTGGTAACGAGATCCTTGATATGGAAGAAGTGGACCGCAAGCCTTTCATTTCGTTTGCCCCTCTTCCAATTCCACACTCATTCTACGGTTCTAACTTTGCTGAGAAGCTAATTGCCACACAGAACGCAAGAACCATCTTAACACGGTCTATCCTTGACCACGCTATGATCACTAACAACCCACGTTACATGGTTGTCAAAGGTGGTCTTACTAATCCGCGTGAACTAATCGACAACCGTGTAGGCGGTCTAGTGAATGTTAGTCGGCCTGATGCTATCTCACCGATGCCACAGGCACCATTGAACCCGTTTGTCTTCCAGACCATCCAGTTGCTCGATGAAGACAAAGAAGAGAACACAGGCGTCTCTAAGCTATCACAAGGCTTAAACAAGGACGCTATCAGTAAGCAGAACTCAGCCGCCATGGTTGAACAGCTTGCTACCATGTCACAGCAACGTCAGAAGATCATTGCTCGTAACTTTGCTAACCAGTTCGTAAAGCCTCTGTTCCATGAGATCTACAGACTGGTAGTTGAGAACGAAGATCAGCAGAAGATCGTCCAGATTGCTGGTGATTATGTACAAGTGAACCCACAGGCATGGGAAGACAAGCGAGACGTAGTTGTCGAACTTCGTCTTGGTTACGGTGAACAAGAGCGTGAAAGCCAGAAGTATCTGGCGATGCACCAAATGATTAGTCAGGATCCTGTCTTGTCACGGATGTATCTACCTCAGAACCAATACGCTCTGATTAAAGATGTCATGGAACTGTCAGGAATACTGAATGTTGCTGATTATCTAACTTCACCAGACCAGATCCCACCACCACAACCAGATCCTGCCGCTGAGTTGCAAATGCAAATGGCTCAGAAGCAGATAGAGCTTCAGGAACGTCAGACATCACTTGCTGAAATGAAAGCACAAGTAGATGCACAGATGGCCCAGATGAAGCTCGAGCTTGATGCCATGAAGGCACAGGCACAGATGGCTATCCAAAGCGATAACCAAGACCTCAAGGAAGAGCAATTTAAGTTCAAGCAGTTCATTGACAGTAATGAGCTTGAGATCTTGAGAACAGCAGAAGACCTGCGCGGTATTGCATCACCGACAGGTTGATAAGGAGAGCAAATGCAAAACCAAGAAGAAGAGCTAATCAAACAAGGGGATGAGGCTGAAATACTACTTAGTAACCCAGCCTTTAACTCTGTGATTAACAACCTAGTAGACGTTTCCTTTCAGTCTTTTGTGAACACTAAGCGACAAGAGAACGAGCAAAGGGAACGAAGCTACAACCATTATAGGGCTGTGGTGGATATCGTCCAGACTTTACAACAGCGAGTCCAAGTAAGAGACGAGATCAACACTAAAGCTGGTGACAACAACCAAGAGGATGAATAGGACCATGAGTAACGTCCAAAACAACACCTCAACTACAGAACGGTTGCCTCTCTCTATAGATGAGGCGGCAGACGCTATTCTGGCGCGTTGGGAAGACGCTGGTGAAGACCAGCCATCAGAAGACGAAGGTTCAGAGGCAACTCAGGACATTCAGGAAGAGACTACGGATGAAACTGAGTATGAAGAGATTGATGAGTCTGATGAACTTGAAGAAGTCGATGAAGACCCTGAAGAAGACAGTGATGAAGATGACGATGAAGATACTGAGAGTGATGAAGAGGATGACGAAGAGTCTCCTGTCACTATTGATGACGATACTCTCATTGATATTCAAGTTGACGGAAAGACTGTTCAGGCATCTGTCAAAGACCTCAAGAGATTATATGGACAAGAAGCAAGTCTCACTCGTAAGTCTCAAGAAACAGCTAGACAACGCAAAGAAGCTGATGAGGCTCTTGGCAAGACTCACGCCGTTATGCAACGGATGCTTGAGCAAGCTAAAGAGCGTTGGAAGCCTTATTCTGAAGTGGATATGCTCGTTGCAAGTAAGAGTATGGACACGGAAGACTTTGCTCAACTTCGCAAGGAAGCTCAGGAAGCCCACGACAACCTGAAGTTCCTAAGTGAAGAAGCTGATGCTTTTTACTCTTCAATACAAGAACAGCAGAAGGCGGCAAACCAAGAGGCCGCTAAACAAGCAATTACTACTCTCAAGGAGCGTATCCCTGATTGGAGTAACACTCTGTATGACGATATTAGAGGCTATGCTGTTGCACAGGGTTTACCTGAAGAACAGGTCAATCAATATGTTGATCCTGTAGTCATTGAGATACTGAATAAAGCCCGTCTCTATGATCAAGGTAAACGAGTTGCGGCTGTAAAGAAGAAGTCACCTACCAAGAAAGTATTACGTTCTAAGAAGGCCCCAGAGGCCGACCGTCAGCGTAAAGCGGCTAAACAGGCCGAAACACGCAAGCGGCTAAAGAGCAGTGGTAACGACTTGGATGACATTGCAAACGCTTTATTGTCTCGCTGGGAATCATAACCTTTACTTTAACTTTCCAGCATAAGGAATTAAAAACATGGCAACTTATACGTCCTACGATCAGGTAGGTAAAGCCGAAGACGTATCCGACATCATCTCGGATATTAGCCCTACCGATACCCCAATGGTATCATTGATTAAACCCCAGAAAGTGTCTGCTCGTGTATACGAATATCAGACAGATTCGCTTGCCGCCGCCTCATCCAATGCCGCAGTGGAGGGAGCAGATCCATCAATGGCAACACTGACCGCCACAACCATGATCACGGGTAACACCCAGATCTTGACCAAGGCGTTCCAAGTCAGTGCTACCGCTGATGCGATCAAGACCTACGGTAGAGCCAAAGAAACCGCATATCAGCTAGGCCGCGCCCTGAAGGAAATTAAGCGCGATTTAGAGTATGCGTATGTTGGTGCATCTAACGCTGGTGTAGCTGGTAACTCATCTACAGCCCGTGAGATGGACTCAGCTGATCAGCTGATCGATGCCGCAACAACCACAGCTGGTGGTACAGCGGCTCTGACTGAAGCAATGCTCCTCAGCACAGGTGAAGCTGTGTTCAACGAAGGTGGCGATGCTTCTGTCTTCATGATCAAGCCAGCTGACGCCCAGATCGTTGCAGGTTTCACCGGAGCTTCTGGTCGTTACCGTAACTTCAACGATGGCGCAAAGACACTGGTAAACGTGATCGACCTGTATGTCAGCCCCTACGGCGAATACAAAGTCGTTCTTAACCGCCACCAGATGTCAACACATGCCTTCCTGCTCGATCCAACAATGTGGCGTTCAGCCGTGTTGCGTCCTTTCTCACGCACACTGTTGGCAAAGTCAGGCGACTCAGACAAGCATTTCGTAGTCGGTGAATACGGCTTGATGCACCTGAACCCGAAGGCTTCTGGTCAAATTAACGCTCTTACATAAGAGCTAACTAGATAGGTGTGAGGAGGAGCAACGGCGGCTTTTGCTCTCCTTACCGCCGCCTTCTCACATCCTAAACTAAAGCAAACCCCTGCCATCTCGGTGGGGGTTTTTCTTTGCCTAAACCAAGGAGACAACTGTGACTAATAAGAATGATGTTAATCTTATCGGCATCAACACTGAGTATGACGAAGACGCTGATGGTGTCTTTAGAAAGCACACTCAGAACATCACCCAAGACTTCCTAGACGACATTAAGGAGCAGAGAAACGCCTCTACAGAGCGTAGAGAGGGCGAGTTCATGCGTGTGGCGTCTATTCCAACAGTAGTTGTTGAGAAGTGGATGCGTGAGGGTTTCAACATCCTTGATCCAAACGTCAACGGTAAGGAGATCGTCAGACGCCTAAAGGCTGAAAACCTAGACGCCTTCCTAACCACGGACAAGCAGATATAGATTTCAGGAGAAAACTAGATGAACTATGGGGATATAAAGAGTCATTTTGATGCACTCTTAAACAGGTCGGATATTACCCCTGCTCTCACTACACTCTTTATTGACCAAGGCATCTCCCGTATCCAGAGAAACCTAAGAACACCGTTGAACGAAAGCCTGACAACCTACACTATCTCAGGTCAAACAGCTTCAATCACATTGCCTACGGACTTTCTCGAGATCATCTCATTGTATCTTGGTGACACAGAACTCATGAGAGTTCCTATGTCTAAGTTCAGAGAGCTAGTGAACAATCCTGTGGCTGGTAATCCACAAGTGTTTGTAAGACAACAACAGAACATCCTCCTTCATCCACAGCCTACCAGTGGCGATCTCAAGCTATATTACTATGGCGAGTTCGCGGCTATGACTCAGAACACTGATGAGAACAACCTAGCCGCTGTGGCTCCTGATCTCATTCTGTATTCTGCATTAACGTATGCCGCTGACTACTACTTAGATGAACGGCGAGATGTCTTTGAGTCTAAGTACGTCCAGTTCCTGAGTGAAGTACAAGAACAAGCCAACGATCAAGAGATGAACGGCGGTACTCAGACTATCCAGCCGACTTACACCTTCACTGATTACCAATCCAGCTACTCAAACAGATAGAGGGTATCTCAGATGGCAACTTCGAGTTTCTTTACGCAATCTGGTGTACCTACATACGCTAGTGCCTCAGCCGCCACAGTCACTGTGACTAGGTACTATTTAGGATCATCAGCTACCGCACCCCCAACTGATCTGGACGGTGATCCTCTGTCAACAGGTATGCTTTATGCAAACTCATCTGATGGTAACTTATATGTCTATGATGGAACATCTTGGACCATTACATCAGCTGACACAGGTATTACCGAAGTAGTCCAAGATACGACACCACAGCTGGGCGGTGATCTGGAAAGCAATGGCTCTAACATTGTCATGGCAGATGACGATACAGTCACGCTAGGGACTGACGCTGATACTCTTCTTTCACATCGATCCGCACAGAACAAAACGTGGATCCAGTCAGATGGTTTAGAGATTCGTAACAAAGCAGGTGGAAACCTGACAGTCGATATCAGGGCTGGTGCTACCAAGTCTACTACTCTTTACCACCAAGGCGCAGAGAAGATGGCAGTCAATGCTGGTGGCGTTGTGGTCACTGGTGCCATGACCTCAGATACAGCAACTATCGCAAGTCTATCCTACCCCACAGCAGACGGTACCAGCGGTCAGGTGGTTACTACTGATGGCGCTGGGAACTTAACACTTCAAGATGCTGGTGGTGCTTCAGTTGGCTCCGCTATCGCTTTTGCAATCGCTTTATAGGACTAAAAGATGGCTCAGAACTTCCGAAGATATACCCTAAGTGGTGTTGGTACGTCTGCTACCAGCATTGCGGCGGCAGATACTTATGACACGATAATCGGCATACGCCTAGCTAACGTAACCAGCAACATGGTGTTAGCTGATGTCTACATCAACGATGCGACAAACAACATCTACATCGTTAAAGAGGCACCCATTCCAGCTGGGTCATCTCTCGAACTTATTGATGGCGCAAGTAAGATCATCATGCAAAGCGGCGACCAGCTGTTCGTAAAGAGTGACACTGCGTCATCTCTAGATGTCTGGATTAGCGCAGTTGACGACATTAGCACATAACGGAGGAAGTACATGGCTTACATAGGCAACCAAGCCCAATCTTCCTTCACCAGCTTCGACAAACAAACGATCACAGGTGACGGAACTACAGGGCCGTACACACTGTCTCATGCTGTAGCAAACGAACAAGAGATCGAAGTCTTCGTAAACAACGTCAGGCAAGAGCCATCTGTAGCTTACACAGCGTCTGGTGATCAGCTGACGATGACTGGTAATGTAGCAAGTACAGATGACTTCTATGTTGTCTTCCAAGGCAAAGCAGTACAGACGGTAACACCAAGTGCAGGAAGTGTTACTGCTGCGATGCTTGCAAGTGGTGTGGGTACTATCACTAAAAACGCTTCAGACCCAGCTTTGAACACAGGCGGTTCAGTAGGCGATGTCTGGTTGAACACCACTTCAGGTGAAATGTACGCCCTCACTGACGCAACAACTAATGCTAATGTGTGGACGAACATTGGAGACGGCACTGGTGATATTGCAGTGTTTCAAGCGTCTGGTGGCACAACTACAACATCAGGTATTTACACGTTCCATACATTCACTTCCTCTGGCACTTTCACGGTTTCTTCGGGTTCAACTTCAGCTGACATTTTAATGGTTGCTGGGGGCGGTGGCGGTGGTGCTGGCTATTACGCTGGCGGTGGTGGTGCTGGTGGTATGCAAGCATTAACAAGCGTAAGCCTCACATCTGGCACATACACTGTGACCATTGGCGCAGGTGGCGCTGGAAGCACATCCACATCTGTTAATGGCGTCAATGGAGGCAACACATCTTTCACGGGTCAATCAGACTCTGTAGGCGGCGGCGGCGGCGCATCGCGTCTTAGCAGCTTAAATGGTAGCGATGGTGGCTCTGGTGGTGGCGGCGCTCAAATTGGCTCTACCGGAGGTGCTGGCACTTCAGGTCAAGGTAACGATGGCGGTGAGGGTGGTTACGGTGGTGCTGGCGGTGGCGCTGGCGCTGTTGGTGAAAATGCCAACGGCTCGCCTTTCGGAGCAAATGGCGGTGACGGTTTGCAGTGGTCTCCAAATAGCACCTACTACGCTGGAGGCGGTGGCGGTGGCGCTCGTGCAGAACAGACTGAAGCTAATGTAACTGGTGGTCAAGGCGGTGGTGGTACAGGCTCAAGAGGTGGTACAGAAGGCACGGCTGGAACTGCAAACACTGGCGGTGGCGGAGGTGGTGGCTCTAACGCGGAACACTCCGCATCAGGATTAACAGGCGCACAGGCTGGTAAAGCTGGTGGCAGTGGCATTGTTATTATTAGATACGAGACATAACCATGGGACATTATGCAAAGGTAACTAACGGAAAAGTTACAAACGTAATAGTAGCGGAACAGGATTTCATTGATAGCTACATAGACCATGTGGCCGGAAGATGGGTCAAGACATCCTTCAACATCCACGCTGGTGTTTACTACGGAACTGATGGTCAACCTGTATCTAATCAAGCTGAAGCAATAGCCGAGGACGAAGGTAGACAAAGAAAGAACTTTGCTTCTATTGGCTTTAACTATGATGGCACTGGGTTTTATGAACCACAGCCCTTTGACAGCTGGACACTTAACTCAACCAGTTACGTCTGGGAAGCACCATTAGCTTACCCCACAGGTGGCGAAGCCTATCGTTGGAACGAAGCCGCATATCAAGCTGATAACGCTACAGGTTGGGAGTTGGTAGAGTAATGGCTTTAAGCAAAATTACAAATAGTGGCATTGGAGCCATTGATACTCTGGCTGTAGACACAGACACACTTGTTGTTGACAGCACGAACAATCGGGTGGGTGTTGTAAACGCATCACCTTCAACGCCTCTTGATGTTGTGGGAACTGGTCAGTTTACGAACACATCTGCTGGCGCATCTGCTACCGCAATCAAATTGCAGAACTTAGATAATACTATTGGTTCAGCAACATCGCTTGACTTTGCACCTTATGGCAACGGTACGGTGACTGACAAAATTGAAGGTGGTCACGATGGTTCTAATAAGTTTTCATTGCGGTTCCACACATATTCTTCTGGTCTAGCCGAAAGAATGAGAATTGATGGGGATGGTAAAGTACACGTTAATCAAACGTCTGATTGGGCTGGTTCTATACTTTCCGCTTATGCAATAGGTGGCCCAGCGATATCCGCAAGAACCAATCAAGCCAATGGTACTTGTTTAATTACTAGACACGATGGCGGTGGAACTGCGTACAATGTACAATTTTACAACAGCACAAATTGGGTTGGGAGCATCCAAACAACTGCATCATCAACTTCATACGTTACATCATCAGACTACCGCCTAAAGACCGCAGTGAACTACGACTGGGATGCAACCACACGCCTAAAGCAGTTACGTCCTGCAAGGTTTGAGTGGATTGCAGATGGCGATGACGCTGTTCCTGTCGATGGATTCCTAGCGCACGAGGTACAGGACATTGTGCCTGAAGCAATCAGCGGCACTAAAGACGCTATGCGTGACGAGGAATACGAGGTCACACCAGCGGTGCTAGATGAGGATGGCAACGTAGTTACACCAGCGGTTATGGGTACACGTTCCGTGCCGGATTATCAGGGCATTGATCAGTCTAAGCTAGTGCCGTTGCTGGTAAAAACCATACAGGAACTTGAAGCGCGAGTTGCTTTACTAGAGAACGCATAAATTACCGGAGAACAAACATGAGTTACATCGGCACCCAACAGGGTACTGCCGCACCTGTTCTGCTGGACGCAATTAGCGTGGTCAATGGTCAGGCGGCATACATCATGCAGAAGTCAGGTGTGAACTACACACCAGCGTCAACCTTGGTCATGCAGGTCAGTCTGAACGGTATCATCCAAGCACCAAACAGCAGTTACACGATCAACGGTTCGACCATCACATTTGCTAGTGCGTTGGTCACAGGTGATGTCATTGACTACATCTTGGTCAGAGAACCGACCACAGGCACCATTGCTCCTGTTGATGGGTCAGTGACTGACAGCAAGATCGTGAGCATGGCGGCATCTAAGTTGACTGGCGCATTACCTGCGATTGATGGGTCTGCTTTGACTGGTGTGTCTGCTGGGAAGATACTCAAAGTCTCTCACAGTGAAATTGCCACGCAAAGCACAAGAGCAAGTGCGTCTGCTTACGCAGATGACCTAGACTTTGGTTCATTCACACCTTCAGCAACCAGCAGTACCGTTTTAATCTACGGTGTCGCTAACATGGACAGTCAGTATCAATATTACTTGAACTACAAGTGGGTAATTAACGGGACTGATTACGTCTCAGGTAGCGCAGGTGCTACTCATTCTTTCTATAGCGGTACCTCCATGAACTCACAGGGTTTTGTACCCTCAACAATCATGACCAGCGTAAACAATACAGATGGGTCAGCAATTACTGTGGTCTGCCAAGGTAGAAATAGTCAGGCGCAGACGTTGTATATAAACAGCACACAAACAAGCACATACGCTGGTTCACCATCATCGGTAATCTTTATGGAAGTAGAAAACTAACATGCAACACGAAGCAATTTACGCACTAAACCCAACAGTAGTACGCATCACAGGCAGTGGTTCTGATGCAATCGCATATGACGCGAATGGAAACGTGGTGTCTTGGGACGCATCAGCAGTCGCTACAAAAGAGACCGAACTGCAAGCGGCAGAAGACTTGCGTCAACTTAGGGTCGAGCGTGACCGTCTGCTTGCTGAGACTGACTGGTGGATGTTCTCAGACACCGCAACGCCATCACAGGCACAACTGGATTATCGACAGGCACTGCGAGACATCACGGCGTCTTATAGCAACCTAGACGATGCAGTATTCCCAACCAAACCATAGGTGACGACATATGGCACTCATAAGATTGAACTCGCAGTCTGCACCTGCGAACACCTTTGGTGGTGGTGGTAAGATACTGCAAGTAGTGAGCAATGAAGACAGTACAACCTCAAGTTGGACAGGTTGGGGCGATGTAATCAGTCAGTCCATCACACCATCATCTACATCATCAAAGATACTAATACAATTCACTGGGATGTTTGGATTGGACTACAGGTACTTCGCAGGTCGCTTGTTTCGAGGCACAACTCAGATTGCAAAAGGTGATGCTGACGGTAATAGATCACCTGTGTTTTTCAATATGTTCTACAATCAAGATATCTCGAATCAGGGTTATAACGCTGAGACTATCTGTGCCTCTTACTTAGACAGTCCGACAACAACAAGTGCCATCACATATAAAGTGGATGCTGGTAACATCAATTCAGGTAACAATGGATTAGGTGGAACACGCACCATGTACATGAATCGTCCACAATATGATGGCAACTCTGACTACTTTGCACGAGGAACCACAACACTAACGCTTATTGAAATTGATGGATCGTCATAATGAGTGCAATGAAACAGGTTCAATCAATAACACCGGAACTGCGTGTAGCTCTGGATTTAGAAGCACATGAGAAAGAGTGTGCTATTCGCTATTCGGCAGTCGAAGAGAAACTCAATATGCTAGACAAACGCATGTGGCGCTTGGAAGCCATGATCATGGGGTCTACTGTGGTCATCGTTGGTCTAGCGGCAAGTTTACTAATGAAGATCTAACAACCCAAGGAGAGCTTACCTTGGGAGTACACAAGTATGCTTGCAGAACTCGCGGCGGCTAATGCCGCTTTTGCGATCATCAAGAGTGCCGTTCAGAATGGCTCGGACATAGCCAAAGCTGGTAAAGCAATCTCCGACTTCACTAACGCCAAAGACTCCATCAGGAAACAAGCAAGCAAACACGGGTCCAACCTAGATGGCTCTAAGTCTGACCTAGAAGAGTTCCTAGCTCTCGAAGAAGTCAAGAAGAAGGAAGATGAGCTTCGATCTATGATGCAACTCTATGGCAGGGCTGGGATGTACGATGACTACATCAGGTTCTGTGGAGAAGCTAGGAAAGCCCGTGAAGAAGCTAAACGACAAGCAAAACTAAGAAGGCAACAGTTGGAGCATAACATAGCAGTCTGGGCCACCTTCATAGCTGTATCTATGTTGGGTGTGTTTGGTCTTGGGTTAATCGTCCGAGTGTTGATGGAGGCTAATAATGTATAAAGCCATCGTACTCGCATGTCTCATTAGCTCTCCAGATCAATGCTGGGAGTTTGTGGATACCAGAGGACCCTACCAGACAATCCAGCAATGCACTGCACGTTCCTACGAGATGGCTAATGCAATCCGTGAGATCCACAAAGGAGACATGGAGCCTCAGCGGTTTAAGTGTGAACCACTGGTGGGGACAGCCCTATGACACCTGAGTTACTCAACAAATGGGCCATCCTTCCACGACTGATGATGGCTACCTTCACTGTTCTTAGTTGGAAGGCTTGTCTTTGGTTTATGTCCCTCCCCGATCCCACGGCGGCTCAGGCAGGTTTCGTATCCGTAATTACGGGCTGTGCTTCAGGCGCTTTCGCTATCTGGATTAACAAAGAGGTTAAGTGATGTTGCAAGCATTGATAGGCCCTGTGACGGGTCTACTGGACAAGTTCATTGAGGATAAGGACCAGAAGAACGCCTTAGCCCATGAAATAGCCACCATGGCTGAAAAGCAGATGCACGAAGCTAACATGGGTCAGCTTGAGATCAACAAGGCTGAAGCGCAGCACCGTAGCCTTTTTGTGGCGGGTTGGCGTCCATTTCTGGGCTGGGGCCTTAGCTTTTCGATGATATGGCACTTCGTTTTAGTGCCTATGATCACGTTTGGTTTTGCCTATGCTGGCATGGAAGCACCCGACCTTCCGGCTTTCGACATGGATAGCCTCATGACCGTCCTGCTTGGGATGCTTGGTCTGGGTGGTCTGCGTACTCTTGAAAAGTCCAAAGGAATAACTAAATGAGTGCAGATAACTTCAAGACCTGCCTAGAGTGGCTCTTAGAGCATGAGGGTGGGTTTGTGAATGATCCTCGTGATAGCGGCGGCATGACTAATCTAGGTGTTACTAAGATGGTCTATGATGCCTACTATGGTAAAAACGCCTCAGAAGAAGATATGAGATCCTTAACTGTAGAAGATGTAGAGCCTATCTACCTCGAGAGATACTGGAATAAGTCCAGCTGTCCTCTACTGCCATCAGGCGTTGACTGGGCGGTCTTTGATTGGGCTGTGAACTCAGGCCCGTACAGAGCAGTAAGGGCGCTCCAGCAGTCCGTAAAGACCGCTAAAGACGGTATCATAGGTCCACAGACACTACGCAAGGTAGCCATGGAGAACCCAAGGGATATCATTGAGGATATGTGGGTACAACGTGAGCAGTTCTATAGGAGTCTAAGTAACTTCGATAGCTTTGGAAAAGGCTGGCTGAGAAGGAACAATCAAACAAGAATACAGGCACTCAGTCTGCTTGAAGAATGACTTTTGAAAAAACACCGATCTACCTTTGATTTGATCATTGGCTGGATCGGTGTTTTTTGCTATGTCCTAATCACGGCTCCATAGCTCAACTGGATAGAGCAACAGACTTCTAATCTGTAGGCTGAGGGTTCGAGTCCTTCTGGAGTCGCCACTACTTACGTTTCTCGTAAGTTCTTCTCTTGTGCTTGATATGAACAGGATCATTCTTGATCTCTTCTAATGCACAGACAGCGCAAGTCTTCACGCCGCCTGTGTCATAGAAAGCATCATTGATACCACACTTATCACACATTACCCGTGTCTGTCCCATTTGCCTCTTTGGCCTCCTTTGCGGTAACGCACTGGATGATTGAGGTTGACCTCTTTGGGTAGGTTGTCTTCTCTACGGTAGACCTGTGTCTGGATCTCTGGGATCTTGAGACAGTCTTTTAGTTCTTCGATGGTAGGTATACTCATGATGCAATATCCACGATCTCACATGCACCACTGGTACACGCAAGAGTCTGTGACCCTGATGTTGTGTCTTCTTTCTCGTAAAGTGACAGAGCAGACCAATCGATAGTCTTAGGCATCTGCTCTTTTAGCTTCATGTAATCAAACTTAGAGATCTCCTGATAAGGAGCCTGTGCATAGCTATGATCACTATGTGGTAGGAAGCTAATGCCAGAACACAGATCGAAGTTGTTGTAGACCCATGATCCAACCTCTAGCCACTCATGGTCTCTCACGGTGACCGTCACTGAGGGCTTATGCTCACACCACTCGAGTGCGTAGGTCTTCCATAGCTCAAGCTGTTCCAGAGCAGACATCTGGTTACGAGTGATTGCACCCTCTGGTGACTTTACTGGGAAGCTAAACACAGTGGTGCTATCAGGTTTCATAACGCAAGGTTCAGCTGGAACACCTGCATCCTTGAGGAACTGTGTGAGGGGATCTTTGTTATCTCCTCTTACAGTACGGATGTAGTAGTCACTGTGACGGGCATGAATACCACTAGCTGAGTCAACAAGCTGTGAGACTGTGCCAGAAGGTTTAACACAAGTGATCGCGGCAGAAGGCTCGATACCTAACTTCTCAGCGTACTCAGCGTTAGTATCAATAGCAGTCTGCTTGAGTTCCCTAAGCCACTTAGCTGTGTCTATGTTCTTAGATAGAACGCGGTGATCCATGATACCTGTCAAAGATACGCCAAGCAGACGTTCTTCTTGGGTGTTCTTGGACCAGACAGGACGTAGGTAAGGAAAGTCAGTGAAGGTTGATTGGATAGTACCTAAAATAGTCGCAAGGCGTACCTTACGCTTCAGGCTCTCCAGATCATCATTCTCTCTTACTACACACTCAGTTAGGTTACAGAACTGGTATGGACGCAGGATAATCTCTGAGCATGGGTTAGTCCCCCACTCATGTCCTGTCTCACGCCGACCATTCCGTGCCACATGGCTGTCAGCGGCTACACGGCTAAACAAACCTCTCTCGCCTGACTTAGACTCAACCAGAGCAAGCCACTCGCGTAGATAGGTCTCCATGTCTGGCTTCTCGGTGTAGCAGACAGAGTTGTTAGCTAACGCCCGTTGACCTTCGTTCTCCCACCATGATCCTGATTTAGCGTGACGCATACGCTGGTCACTCAGGTTAGACAGGCTGATCATAGCTGAACGGCGTACACCACCGACAACCACGACTTCACCGATCTTACACATGATGTCATGAGCTTCGATGGAGTTCAGTTTACGTCCTGCCGCGCCTTTGAACTTAGACACAACGAACTTAAACAGGTCATCAAGAGGCTCTGGGCCAGACGCACGACCACCAAAGGTCTTCAAGCGTGAACCAGCTGGGCGTACCTTGCTGAGATCCCACTTAGGAATATCACCAGTATACAGGAGGCTGATGAGCTTACGGAGGGACTTAGCCCAGCCCTCTTTACTGTCTTGAACCACCACTACATCCTCAGTCTCAGAGATGTCTTGAGGTATGGTGGGTAGCTTGCTGATTGACTGGCGCTCCACAGAGAAGCCTACACCAGTACCACAGAGAAGGATGAACATAGCCTCATCAAAAGCACGAGGATGATCCACAGGTAAGTATGAGCAGTTATAGATACAGGTGTTGTCACGGTCAGCCGCGACACCAGCGGTCATCAAGGCTCTCATGGAGGGCATGACTTCAAGGTCTAGGATTGCATCCTCGAGATCCTGCCAGTCTTGTTCACCAAGATCGACTTTGGACCCGATGTAATCAATGTATCTCTGGACGGTCTCTAGCCATGTTTCTCTCCTCATAGAATCATCAAGCCACCGAGCGTATCTGCTGGTGGCTATGAAGGTTTGGTAGTCTGTAGGTAGTAGGTTACTGCTCATCTTCGGAGTCTTCCTCTTCTTTTATTATTAGTTGTTTTAGGTACCATTGAGCCTTGGCAAGATCCTCGACACCGTTCTTGTAGCGGTAACGCCAGACGTACTTCAGGATGTTCCCTTGGCAGTAGTGCTTGAAACCGTCAGGACCGAGCGCCGCGTGAATAGCGTCAATGCACTCGATGCCTGCTTGGTTGTAGTGAGGTGGGTTGTTCACCATATCTTGACAGTCAGACTGTAAAGCCGCTTGTCTCATATATTCTTCATGCCGCATGAGCTTGATCTCCATTAAACAGGATCGGTTTATCGTTCTTGCTGTCCCAATCTTCCCAGCGAAGGATTCGAGCAAGACGAGCCTGTGTCAGCGCATCTTCTCTAGTCATCCCAGCTTTAATGAAGGCTTGCTCGACTGTGGACCACACAGGACGGCTACCGAGGATCTTCTCAGCTGTCTTAGGGCCAACGCCTTTGAGACCAGCGTAACCATCAGCTGTGTCACCAGTCAGGCATTGTGTGTAGAAGAACCTGTCAGCATCTTCCTTAGAGATCGTAAGACGCTCATCTGCCATGGGCCTGTAGAGCTTGCATGGGATAGTCTTGAGGTCCTTGTCATCACTTACGACAACACACTTACCTACGTTCTCTGGTCTGGTAGCTAGGATGCCAAGACAATCATCAGCCTCTAGCCCTTCCTTCTTAAAAGTACGGAAGAAGGTTGAAGCCCACTCGACCATAGCCTTGTACCCCACAGGCTTGCGTGTCTTCTTACGGTGAGCCTTGTATGTAGGATCCACTTCTCTCCTGAAGTTAGAGCCAGAGCTAATACATAGGATGACATCATCGTCTCCTATCTTCTCTTCAAATGTATTTAACTGATCAAAGAACAGTTCTTTAGCTATCTTGAGATCAGTCGTGAGTGACCAAATGTCATCACCCCAATCGGTCTCATCTTCAGTAGCGGCTAATGCTTTGAACAGGTAGATATCAGCGTCTACTAAAAGCATCTTCTATCTCCTTCATATAATACAGACCATGGTCAGTAATGAGCCAACGATGGCCCCAGACCTCATCTGATAATCGTGTTGTTATGAGACCCTCAGTTGCGGCAATCGCCACGATGTTGGCTTCTCCTCGAGCAAACTCACTCTTAGTGGTGAAACCTGTGTCCCATGCCTTGAACAAAACCTTGTGGATACGGACTAGAGAGTCGATGGTTCCATCATCGAGATCAGTGGGTGTCTGCCCAAGTTCTCCCGATGGCGTATTCTGCTCCGATTGGGATCCTGAAGTTGAACTCTTCTCCAGCCTTTTCCGCGCTTCTTCGAGCGATATTACCGACATGATCTTCTAGTCCCTTCCGCACAGCTATTTGCACCTCATCATGAACCCAAGCCATGATGTAGGCGTCTAAGCCTTGCTCCTTGATTGCTTCGTCTATGAAGATGACCCATTGCTTGCTGATGATTGACCCAGCTGATTGCAACAGAGTGTTAAGAGCCGCATGAGGACTGCGAACAGGCACGCACCGACCATCGAGCGTCTTTACAGACCCACGTTGAGCCGCTGTCTCTACTGCTGTCTTGAGGCGTCCGTAAGCTGGAACAGCATTTATGAAGTTCTCTTTGAGTTGCTTTCCTGCTTGGGGTCCTTTTCCGACCATCTTTCCGATCTTGGAGTCCGAGGCTCCGTAGAGTGTTGCGTAGAGCCATGTCTTTGCTTGGTCTCGTGTAGCAAGCCCCGTCTTCTCTCGGTTGTACTCGTGGATATCCGACTCCAATATGACTTTCGCATATTCACCTCCATCATTTAGGAAATGGGCAAAAGCCCTGATCTCGAGACCAGACAAGTCACTACCAACAAGAGAGTAGCCGTTAGGTACTGTGAATAGATCACGGCACTCTTTGCCGTACTCGAGTCTAACAGCTGGCACTTGACCAAGGTTAGGCCCCGAGTGAGACGCTCTGGATGTCACACAACCAATAGGAATGATCCTGTGACGTAGCTTGCCATCAGCATCAACACGCTTGAGCCATGCCTGAGTACCCTCGGCTAATTGGGATAGCCTTTTATTGATAAGGAAGAGTTCCGAGAGTTTCTTAGCCTCTGGGTAGTCCAATGATCCAAGCACCACATCATCGATGACTGCATGACCATCGTTAGTCTTCTTCTCAGGCTTCCACCCATACTTACGAGTAAGACAGAACTCAATGTGACGCCGAGACTGGTGGTTGAACTCGACAACCTTTACCTTCTCGAAAGGCACACCCTTCTGGTAGCCCAGCTTACTGTTGTTGACCTTGGGTATGATGATCTCTTTGATCTCCCAAGGCTCAAACAGGTTCTGTAGCTCATCGTCTAGTTCAGCCCTTCTTCTGGATAGCTTGCCATATAGAGAAGCCGCAGCTCTCTCATCAAAAGTCCAGCCGTTGTTACCAATCTCCTCAGCAATCACAGCCATCTTGTGTTCAAGCTCGATAGCTCGTTCAGGCCATTCATGTGGTTTCAGGAAGTTGTAGAGAGCTTCACAGACGACCACATCCTGTCGGCAGTAAGCCTCCATCTCCTCTGACCACTGCTCCCAACCACCATCGTAGTCAGTCTTGAGCATACTATCGTCATCAAACCTAGAGGACAGACGTAGACCCCAAGCCTTCAAGCTGTGGCTACCAAAGAGCTTCTTAGGTAGGACCTCTACCTTCCAATCGTGATCCCAGTCCTGCCGCTTGAGGTCAGGCCGTATCATCCTTGAGAGGACAAGGGTGTCAGTGATCTTCCCTTTAGGTTTCCAGTTTGGATAGACCTTTTGGATAGCTGGGATGTCGAAAGTTAGACCATTGTGTGCGATTAGCTCTGGAGCTTCAGCGGCTATCTTCAAGCCTTCCTTGATCTTGTCAGGGCCGTAGCTCCATGCTTCGCCTGTGTTAAGCTGTTTAAGAGCAATGCAATGTATCTGGTCTAACTCAGGCAGTAGTCCATTGGTCTCGATATCGAGAAACAACGGGCCAGTCATCTGTCATCTCCTGAACCTTTAATGAGATCCATCTGCATACGCCTGTCTAGCTTGCGTAAGTTCATCTCAGCGATGCTGGACAGATCAAAGTGGAGGTGCGCGGCGAGAACAGCGGTGTACCAGAGAACGTCACCGATCTCTTTGCCGACTGCTATGCGGTCATCATAGGTGAGGTCATCGATATCACCTTCGCGGTCTCTGATCAGCTTCTTAAACTTATCAGCTACCTCGCCAGACTCAGATAACAAGCCCAAGATAAGATACTCCATCTTAGACTTCTCAACGATGAACGTGGCTTCTGCACCAGCTTGGTATTCATCCAAAGTTAATGTGTTAGGCATCTATTCTCTCCTTCTTAAAATACCTGAGATTCCTCTACGAGACGCGAAGTCAAACGGTCATAAACAACCGCCCCTCCGTAACCCACCTCACCTGTGTACCTGTTCTTCAGGATGTACAAATGACGGGTGTCAGAGTCGGGATTGTCTTTGTCTTTTTGTAGAGCGATGGTCATGTCACTCAGTTGAGCGATAGCGTGTGAGCCGCGTAGCTGTCCTAGCCGTACTGCTTCACCATCCTCATGACCTTTGTCACCATTGGGTCTTCGCAAATGCGAGACAATGATCACGCCAATGTCTAACTCTTGGACCTTGGTCCTAATGAGTGTCATGGCTCTATCTATGAGCTTGCGTTCATCACCACTGTCGAGGCCACTGACTAAGATCGATATGTGATCTAAGATAATCCACCGGACCCCCAAAGCCTTGACCATGTAGGTCATGCGCTGGAGGATCACATCGATGTCTGATGAGCCGAAGTGGTCATACAGGTAGATGCTGTGGTCTTCTGGGAATAGGTCTTCATAGGCTTGCTCGATCTCCTCATCAGTGGCTAGAGACCGATCAACAGTGATGTTCTTATTCAGGTGTAGACCTATGTAGCCTAGTAGAGTCCTCTTGTTGGACTCCTCGAGCATGATCAGTCCGAGCTTCTCACCAGCTTTGTGTAGGTGATACCCGAGTTCTCTTATGAGAGTAGTCTTACCGACACCACTCCCTGCACATACAGTGACCACTTCCTGCCGCCTGAGACCTTTGGTGATCTCATTGAGACGGGTAAACGGATAAGTAATAGATGAGGCAGTATCATCCACACTGATGGCAGACTTCAGAGCAGTATCGGCAGTTGAGACAATACCGTCAGGACGGTATTCAGGAGCCTGAAACAAGGCTGTCACAACGACTGCCGAATCACCTTGAACAAGACACTCATTCACATCCTTGTAAGGAAGCGTAGCAATATGAGCGACTCCTATTGGGAGGACTTGAGCCGCCTCTAATGCCGCTTCCCTACCAGCGTCATCTTGATCAAAGCAGAGGATAACTTTCTGGAACTTAGATACATAGTCCCAGTTATCCTTAATAGAACGCACCGCTGATTGACAGCCGTTAGGGAGACCTACTGTCGCCCAGCGATGCCCCCGTGCCTGTGATGCTGAGATCGTGTCTATCTCACCTTCGCAGATCACTAGGATTTTATCGGCAGACCACATATGTTGCCCGTAGAAAGGCATCTTTCTGCCGTTACCAACGATGGTAAACTCTTTCTTACTGTTGCGAACCTTCTGAGCCACAAGTCGTCCAGTGCTATCTCGGTAGTTGGCAACCTGAACCATCTCTCCTCTATACTCAGTCACAAAGTATTCGTATTTACGGCAATCCTCAGCTGACAGCTTTCTGTTCTTCAAGGATCTGTATTCGCCTGTGAGGAATTGCTCATCATCTTTATGCTTCGATGGTTTAGCTTGTGTCTCGCCATCACCATCTGTTCTAGTCTGACAAGAGAAACAGTAAGTATGACCATCGTCATACACAGCGTTAGCGTCACTTGAGCCACAGGCGTCACACGGGGAATGACTGATAAACTGTGACTCTGTGGTTGTGTCGATTGAATCCATACTTACTGCTCCCTTTGCTCTCCTACTCAGCCAGCCATTCATCTGGGATGGTCCGATTAGCGAACTTGAAGCCGTGTTTCTCGCACCACTGTGCATAGGTGGTCTTGGACCCCTTGTAGAGTTTGGCGTTCATGTTGCTGAATACGAACCTGATCTCAATGTCAGGATGTTGAGTCTTCAAAAGAAGATGCTTCTGTCGCTCTTGCGGTAAGAAGCGTCCCTTTCCTTCCACATAAAAATACCGCCCAGAGGCGGTGATGATCTTGAAGTCAGGTGTGTACTTGGATTGTCGTTCAGGCCAGACGTAATGGATCTTCTCTCTCTCGTAGATGACCTCTTTACCTGCCTCTTTTAGCTGTTCTGCTATCTTAATCTCTAGTCCACTCCTGTAGCCATATTTCCAAGCGGCCTTAGAAATCGAAGCCATCGTTATCACTAGCATCATTATCAGAGCTAGATGAAGATGCAGATGCTACATAGCCACCCTCGATAGCCTCAAAGCCTTCAGAGTCACCTCCAGTGCTTTCAGCTAATTCGATCAGCTGGACCGCTAACAGCGTCATGCCGACACCGTAGTTAGCGCCTTTGTCGTAACTAAACACATCACCTTTGACTTTAGCGATTGTGCCGCCCCAGACTTGTGGGATGTCACCGACAATAGGATTGCCTTGGCTGTCCACGAGTTTAGGTGCGTATTTGCTTTTCATGTTGAAGATGATCTCACCAGTCGTGTCGTCCTTCTTGAACGGCAAGCGGCCCTTCTCTGCTTTCTTACCAAGCTCGTCTTTTGCAAACTCTTGGATAGACGCGATGAGGTCTTTTGCATCTTCAGGCTTCACGCTAATGCTAGTCTTGTAGACACCTTCTTCATTGAATTTAGTGTCTGGCTTATTCAACCAAGGATACTGAAGTGTTCCTTGTGATGTTTTGTATTTCAGTTTTGATGCCATCGATACTCTCCTTTTCGGCATTGTATTGTTCTTGGTAGGTGCTGTTTGGCGGCTGATCCAAGGCAGTTAGCTGGATGCCTAGCTCGTCAGCCTCTGCCAATAGATCAACAGGAACAGCCCGACCCTGCATTTCGCAAAGTCGAGCTAGTTCAAGCACCCGTTCTTTAGGGTGCATATTCACTCCTGTGGTTTAGTCGATCATAAGAAGCAGTATTTGCTTTCCATGACCTCATTGATGTCGAGTGTTCCTTTTGCAGGAACCTCTGGGAATACTGCTTTCTCTGGCTGGTCTAGCTGGTCTTTGACTTGTTCTAGTAGCTCAGAGAAGATACAGCGATCTTCGTATTGCTCAATGAAGGCTTCACGGACAGCTTGATACATTGCTCCTGTTTCAGCAGGTGTCGTTCCAAAGCTATCATGGATCATAAAGAAGTCTGTGATCCCATACTTGTCGAAGCACTTTAGTACAGTTGCGTGAAGGTGACTCGAGTCCAACCCATGCACAAAGTTAGGCGCAATGGATGATGCACTCTTTGTCTTGTTTACCTCACGCTCATTCATGACCTCGATACTTAGCTTCTTGCGTACAAGAGGCTCGTACTTTCGGTCATGTAGGAAAACCATGACTGGTTTAACCCTATTCTTTGTGTAACGCTGGCTAATGGGAAAACCCATAGGTGTCGTCCAGCGCATTAGCTTACCTTCGTCTGAACAAAGGTTACTTAGTTTCTTTAGAAAGCCCATGCCCTCAGAGGCACTCAGGATAACGCTCGTTACAGCTGACCAGCTTTTCTTTGCTAGATAGCCAGCCGCTTGCCATCCTTCGTCTGGACCTGTGCTTTCTCCCTCCTTGTTGAAGCCCTCGACCTCAAACGGATTATGTTCGTTGCCCTCCCAGCCTTCACCAGCCAAGACAGCATCATTGATAGGACCCATAAAGTCCTGCATGATCTGTTTCCTAAAGCCAAACATATTGGATGAATATGAGAAGGTCATCACGTTACGCTTTAAGGTCTTGCGGCCTACTCTGAACTTGGCCCAAGCCTCGCTAATGTCGTCTGGCTTTGCTTCTTCTTTGATAGAGTCTCGCACTACAGACGCTACAGCCTCGTAGATGTCCTGTGGACGCTCTTGAGGCGTTAGGTTGACTAGGAACCCCTCTTCGGCAGACCTCAGCATACCAGCGTAATGTTGGACGCCAGAGTTCGACCCATCGAGTCCAATGGGAAACCCTGACTCGTATGTGTCGCCATAAGTGATGATGTTAGCTAACTCAAAGCAAGCCGCGAGGAATTGAAAAGGCTTGTCTGCATGGCCCCAGTAGAGCTTGTCAGGGTCATTACCTTTGAAGTGTCCTTTGAAGTCTCGAGCGATGTTGCAGATCTTCTCTTGATTGTCCTCGACCCACTTTAGGCGCGCCTCGATTGGCTGTTTGCTGATCTTATTAAAGTCACCTAAATCTGCCAGCTTGATAGCCATCCACAGCGTCCCTTGCTCACCTACAGGCTTCTTGTTGTGCAGTAAGAATAGAGCTTTGATGTGGTCTGCTCTGTGATGTGAGAAGCTAGGAATAGGATAGACTCGACCCCGAAAGTCCCACGAGTGAGGCAGATAGAAAGCCTTGGTTTCTAGTGTCGCTAATTCTCGGGCCAACGGTAGATCATACTTCTCCATGACCAAGCGATCTCCATCGATCTGCCTGTTCTTCTGGATGACCTTCCTTTGTTTCATTCTCCAATACTTCTGTTGCTTAGTGTCCAGAGTGTCGTAGTTATCAGGAAAGACAATATCAGCAAGATGATCTTTCCTCGGGAACTTACCAACTGAAACACCTTGTTCCCAAGCCCACTCCAGAGCCGCTAGGATTGGTGTGTTGATCTCCAGTGGTGTCGATTGGATTAGGTTAAGAGCATCCAGCATAGGTTGCATAGTACCATTCTTGATGCCGCGCTTGATGTCTTGGATCTGTTGACCTGTCGCACCTCGGACCAGCGGCACCTGTGACGCCAATGACACCTCGTAATAACACCCAGCTGTCCTCTCGTGTGGGTTCACTGTCGTCATGTCGTCAAAGGTTTTCCACTCGACCGGAGCGACAATCATGGGACTAAAAACCGGAGCTTGCCAGCTGGCTGACTCTTGTAGGTCAGACAATCGATCATTAGCACCTTTCTGTAGTCCTATCCTGATTGTCTCGCGTGGTTTACCTGCTTTGTCCTTCCTGCGTTCCGTCCACTCCTCGAACAGATCTGTAGCGTGGAAGACAGCATTGTAGAGAAGAGAACCTACTTTAGCTCTTGTATCCTCGGGCCACGACTCTTTCTTATGTCCTTCCTTGGCGGCTATAGCCTTCATGGCTTTAACTCGGTACCGCATCGAGGAATGATCCTTCTTGACCTTCTCTAAAACACGCTTTTCTAGGTCACTGTCCCGAGATCTAAGCCAGATACCCCAGTTCTCCATCTCAACGAAGCGTCCAAGGTTGACCAGTGTCTTGTTACGAGACAGGCCCATAGAGGCCGCATCCAACATCACAGACAAGGCAATGATTGATAATGTCTGTACAGGAACGTCTTGAATGTAAGGCATCCAAGTGAACTGTCGTCCTACACCTTCCAAACTCGTGTTGATCACTTTAGACAGGTAGTCCATGACCCCTGCCTGTTCATCTGTAATGATCCTGTTCCCCTCGTTCTGTGTAGACAGGTTACGAGTCTTCTCAAGCTTGTCGAGGTAACGCTGACGCCCAGCCTCTTGCATCTCAAGTTCACGCTTGAGTTCTAAAGAGTAAACATCAGTTAGTGTCGTTGTCAGTTTTAGATTACGAAGTGCATCAAAACCTTTGTTGATGCTATAGGCGTTATTATCTTGTGATGTTTCATTTGAGAACATACTAGAACACTCCATAGACAGTCATGTGTTAGCGATAGCTGTTAGCTATGCAGTTACACAATTCCAAGTTACTGATTTACTTAGATAATGAGATGTCTATGAAGTGACTAAATTGTGGGTATTCTGGCTAATACAAAGGCCCATGAAGCCGTAGTTTACACGGGTTGTCTCTGGTTCGACTCGGTTTCCAAGAAGCAGACGCACAAGATAGCGCGACCACTTAAATAGCTTGTTAAACTCCATCATTTTTACTCCTTTGTATCAGACCACATTCTCCCTTGATGTGGTTTAGTGATTATATAGAACAAAACAAGAACACTAGGCGTGTTTCATTTGCCTTGCAACCTCTTTCATAGTCGCTGTCTTAATCTTGATGTACTTGGCTGTCGTAGCGGTGTCGCGGTGTCCCAGCATCAAAGCTATAACTGCCGAATTTAGATTTAGATCGTTTGCCATCTTTGTGGCGGCAGTATGTCTAAAGACATGAAAGACGAACTCTTTGTCTCTCGGTGCCACCTTCTCTCTTACGCTGTTCCAAGTGTTGTAAAAAGCCTTTTGTGCCGTAGCCCAGTTAAAGGCTGATAGAGAATGTCTATTAAGCGCCCGTAGACGCTCACAGGCGGCCCTTGAGTCTTCGTTAAGGGGAACATACCTCGGATCCCCGTTCTTCGTCTCCTTGAGCCATATCCAGTGAAATCCATCATCATCGATCTCTAACTCTGCCTCGCCCGTGATGACCTTCACAACCTCACCAAGTCTCATTCCGGTATTTAGAGACAGGGTAGCCATGTCAGCCATCCAAGGCGTATCGCTAGAGCGTAGGAGCCTGATGATCTTGTCTACCTCGATGTCGCTGAAGATCCTCATACGGTGTCGGTCTTCCTTGTAAAGCTCGGCCCTCAGTGGTCTTGTGATTAGCTCATCCTGATATGCAGCCTTGAAGACCGCACTCACGGCAACAAGGTGTCGGTTAGCTGTCGCCTCGCTCAGTCCTTTGGCTGTGACAAGGTGGTCCATGTAGACATGCAGATCATTACGCTTGAACTCGTGCAGTCCCATGCCGCCGTAGCCTCGGAACTCAGCGAACTTGTGACACCGAGACAAAGCCTCGCCTCGGTGTTTGTCGCTTGATTTACGCCAGATGGTCGCCTGATTGTCGCGCAGGAACTCGTTGAATGTTGGCCTCATAGCGTTACTCCTCTTTTCTCGATGTAAGACAACAACGCTTGCCGCGCCTCGCGTCCGTTCAAACCTCGCAGACCCAGACTCTCGATGTTGTAAATGGTCATGCATTGTTTCTTGTGGAACCTCGGCACCCTGATGTGGAACCATGACAACCCAAGGCGCAGACCTATGTAGTGACGACTCCATGTCAGGCCGTAGATCTTCCGTTGCCCCCATTTGTAAATATGCTTTGAATAGTGGAACAAAGACCAGCGGCCTAGCTTCACGGTGCCATGTTCAACCTCGGTGTAGTTGTCCATATAGTCTGGCTGGTGATAGTAATAGACAGGCTCTAGTGTCGCCTCGTGTGTCGCACCCTCGTGCTGATTGATTGCAGATAGATACTTTTGCACCTTCACGCTCGGTTGTAGATGTTGCATCCCAAACCTCCTCAAAACAGTGGCACATGACAGAACCCACTCGCCCAAAGGTCTTGGAGTCTGTCGAGTTGTAACTTGAGTGTCGCGCAGTCCTGCCCGTTCCACTCCATGTCACTGATGATCTCGCGTAGTCGCTTGACCTCGCTCTGGATGTTGAGCAGGTGCGTGTCGGTCTTAATTGGATCAATGTACATGGTGAGCCTCCTCAGATGTGTCGCCCTCGCCTCGCCAGTTGTAGGACACAGAGACCCGATCAGGGGTGTAACGCTCATGCACTAAGCCAGCGATCATCAGCATCCTTTTGTGCATCTCGCTATTCATCGTGACCCATTCTGTGATGACCTTGACGGTCACATGACCATGCTCACATTGCTCAACCCAAACAGATGGGAAATACCTACCAATGTCAGAGTCGTCATGCCACATGGGGTCGGTCTCTACATCCCAAGACATCCCAAGCCCTTTAGGCAGACAAGCCTTGGTGTCGGCTCCACGTCCCATGATGGCTGATATCTCCATTACAAGGTCAATAGCCTCGGGTGTGATGCTGTTTAATGTGTAGTTTTCCATATCGATCTTGATATCTTCTGATGACGTGTTTTCTGAAGTCATTGTGTCGTCTCCTCATTATCATATGTTTTAGGTGTCGCGGTCTTACAGTGTTGGACCCATGCGTCAGCAAGTGTCGCCATGCGGCGTAGCTCAGACCGTGCGAAGTCTCGCGCCTCGTGTGAGTCGCCATCAGTTACGATAGCCAGCATCGAGGGAAGCAAAGCCTCCCAAGATGGCGTCAGATTGATTGTTTTTGGCTGTGTCATTAGCAATATACCTCCTCACCAAACAAACCCAGTTGAACGATATAGTCGTAGTCATTGGCATCCAGCTGGCCTATGTCAGTCATGGCTTGCTGTTTGCGCGTGTCGTCTAGCCTGTCGATGCCGTGGTAAATGATGTCGAAAGCAAACCCAGCAAACCAGCTGTCAGTCTCGCCCTCCTCATGTAGCGTCACAGGAAAGTTACCAGACACAACCGACTGCCCGTCTTTGAGGTCCCAGCGGTTGTGGTCGTAGATGATTTCATCGCACCATCCCAGACTGCCAGACTCGATAAAGCCTACCCATACAGCCTCGCATATCTCGGCCCAGCCAGCGGCGTCAGGGCTGTAGACGGTGGTGATCTTTGGTAGTTCTTTCATTGCTCAAGCTCCTCTTTCTAGTGTCGGCGTAGCGTCCCACTCGGACCGCTTCATGCGCCATTTGATGTTGGTGATAGGTGTGCAGAGCCGCACCCATTTGCGGCCCACGACAGCCCAGACCAACCGACAGCCGCAGACAGGCCACCGCACGTTGTATAGGTCGGCCCTGTACAGCCTCGCGGTGCGCCATGTGGCCTCGGGTGGTCGTGGGGTTTTCATGCGTTTGCGTCTGGTCATCTCTAGCCCTCTAAGGTCGCGTGGATTAGTGGCGTGAAGAATATGACCAAGCCCAACACGGCAAAGCCCAGCGGAAAGAATATGCCCAGCTGAAAGCCCGTGATTGCATCCACCACAGCGGCAATCATCATGATCAGGCCAATGGTCATCAATAGAATGTCGTTAAACATGCTCACCACTCCCCATCGCGTACAGGTCTACGGTCAGAAGCTCTAAAGGCCCAATCAGCGGCAAGCTCCTCGCTAAAGACGTTCATGATCTCAGCAAGTTGCTCCGGCAGGGTGTCGCGGTGGATGTGTCGCGCTAGGTCCTTGTCACAATAGAGTGTCGTGCCATCAGCAAGAGACGCATAGGCGCACCACTTGCCACCTTCGTTCGACACATGCCAACGGTGGTCGATCCTGTGGCCTTGCCCACGGTCAACAGACACTGCAAGCAAGCCTTGTGATGATGTGAAAACCTTGATTTGATCAGCTGTAATCATGACGCACCCCCTAGCTTTACCATCAGCGCCCAATAGGTGTACTCAGGCCCCCAGATGCCTAGCCACGGCAAGGTCGCCGCGACTAGGAACAAGGTGGCAAGGATGTTCTGAATGATGCTTTTCATGATTATGCACTCCTCGCCAGCCACTCTTTGCGGTCTTGGTCGATACGCTCACGCTCGGCACGCTGCATCTGATCCCACTGGTAATCATCAAATGACCAATCGATCCGTGCTGGCTTGGTGCCGCACTTAGCCATAAGACGCGCCGCCTCTGCCATGATGCCCTTGATTACCCAATAGGCATCAGTCGAGGCCCAGTCGTTGACCTCACAACTCTGGTATTCAAGACAACAACACATGTTGTAAATGTCAGCTGGTGACAGACTGCGGTTTTGCGCCCTGTCAGCTGTGGTCATGCACTCAGCTACAAAGTCACCTCGGCACATGCTGTCGTCAGCGCCATAACGTGCAACCACGCTGTCGAGGTTTGCTTGCGCTAATATGGCTGTCACTTGCTTGCGTGTGGTGATGTCGATCACATGGTTCTGTGATGCGTTGTAGAAATAAGCCCTACGGTTTGGCTGTGTAGCCCAGTCAGCAAGGTTTGTGATGTGTTCTGGTGATACTAAATAAGCACTCATTGTCTCGCCCTCCTAGTAACAAAAGCCGACATAAACAACGGTGCCAGCCTTCAGGAAAAGCTCGCGGTTCATGTCTGTATCGAGTGAGAGTGAGTATTCAGCGCCCCGAGCCTTGGTGGCGCGGTTACGGTGGTTGATGTGCCACACTTGCTTTGCATCAGGCTTGCGCTTGATTGGTTCGCCAGCCTTGGCGGCTTGCTCAAGTGTCACAGCGTAGACGGTATCGCCGTCAATGGTGATGATTGGATCTACTTGGTTCATCGCTTTGGTCTCCTATGTTGCGACATTGTGTCGCTAGAAGACCTGCGGATTAGTTCGGGGTAATTCGAGAACCCCCAACCTGCTGATTAGAAGTCAGCTGCTCTACCGCAGGAAATCTAGCTATCATTGAGTCTGGACTTGTGATTCACATATGTCAACAACTAAATGCACAATATAGGACACAATTCTGCATCAGACTGCATTAGCAAACAATCGACCCCTAAAAGCACCTCTCACGCTGTTCAACATGCTCTCAATCGCTCTAGGATCGCTCAGGACGGGCTTTAGCTTTCAGGGCTACTAATGTACCTTTATAGAGTCCCTGCGGCTCTACAGGCCTTCAAAAGGGTGTAGGACTGCCATGGCCTTATGTCAGGGCCTAAACCACTAAAGAGCCTACGACAGCCCTACATAGGTTATGTAAGCACGATATAAGCGTGAATCAAGTGGATCATGTTGAAGATTAGTGAATTGTGTAACTGCATAGATAGACCGGAACGGATCAAGAGAAGAACACAGGTGATCATGTGATGACTTAGGTTGTCTTGGATTGTTCCTCATCATGTCTATTCATTAAGAGCATAAACATGAGGAACATAGGACAACATTAGATAACCTTGAATGAGATGACATAAGACAACATGAGATAACCTTGGTTGAGTCAGGTTTGTCTTGGGTGTTTGTTGTCTTCCTATTCAATCCCGATTTCTTCAAAAGACAAATGTCCCCCATCCGCTTAATTATCACATGACGACAAATGTCTGGCGTTAATGTCTCCGGTTCTGCCATGAGATCCGTCTGAGCCTGCATCAGACAACCCAAGATATCATTAGTTATCAGTAGTTTACCCCGGTCGCCGTGCGTTTCGGGTCCCATGCTGGCGATTTCAGGGCCCCCGTGGTGTCGCTGATCGATCAATTCCAAAAAGCCGCTAAAGGTTGCTGTTGTTGTTGTTGTTACAGACCTTTTTAAGCAGAGACCTATTTACAGAGGAACATAAGATATGGCCTTAGAAACAGCCACCTACATCAACGGACTGGTGGCAACGAACCCAGTCTCAACGGATGGCTTGGCCCAAGCTGATGACCACATGAGACTCATCAAGTCTACCATCCTCACCACATTCCCTGACATCACAGGTGAAGTCTCAAGTACCCATACTGAATTAAACATAGTGGATGGAGATACCACAGCCACCTCGACCACCCTAGTTGACGCTGATCGCTTTGTTGTCAATGACGATGGTACCATGGTCCAAGTCGCCATGAGTGACCTAGCGACCTACATGGACACCAAGATCACCACAATCAACGGTCTCACCTACCCTACAGCCGATGGCAACTCAGGAGACGCCTTGGTCACGGATGGTGCAGGAACTTTGTCTTTCTCTCCTATTACGAGCTTCATCTCTGGCATGGTCATGCCTTACGCAGGTTCTACAGCCCCTACAGACTGGTTGTTCTGTTATGGACAAGCAATTAGCAGAACGACTTACAGTGGTCTATTTACAGCTATTGGGACCACATACGGCGCAGGTGACGGTGTAAACACGTTTAACTTACCTGACCTAAGAGGCCGTGTAGTCGCTGGTAAAGATGACATGGGCGGCACCAGCGCAGGCCGTTTGACTAACCAATCTGGTGGTCTGGACGGTGATACGCTGGGTGCTACAGGTGGCGCAGAGACACACACGCTAACTACATCTGAGATGCCATCACACACGCATAGTGTATCTTCTGGCGGTAGCAATCCTTCAAACTACGGACTGGGTGGTACATCAGGTTCATTTTCTGCAACACAAACAACAGGCTCTACAGGCGGCGGTGATGCACATAACAACATACAGCCGACTATTGTCCTAAACTACATCATCAAGACATAAGAGAAGAAGGCGTCAGTATATGCCAATACTACCGATCAAGGATCTAGGTAACGTAGGGGTAATTGCTGACACTGCCGCTTACAACCTACCACCTAATGCTTTCAACTACGGTTTCAATGTTAGGTTTGATGAAGGAAAAGTATCAAGAGCGCCTGTCTTTAGAAACATCAAGGACACTCTAGGTTTCTCTCCACGGTTTGCCTATGGCATCGTACCTTCCAATGGTTTTGATACAGTTGTTATGGTATCCGATGACTGGTCAATCAACGAGTACGCTTCAGGAACAGTTAGTAACGTATCTGGTACCATAACTGGAACAACAGACCCCCGTCCCTTCACAGGAACATCTCTAGCGGATGTACACTACATTAACCGTGGTGACAGGGTGCCAGTATACAGGGACAATGTGTCCTCTAACTTTGCTGACTTACCCAACTGGGACAGCACATGGCGCTGTGTGTCTTTGAAGTCCTTTGGCGACTTCATGCTTGGTCTCAATATGACCGAAGGTTCAACCAACTACGCCACCCGTGTACGCTGGAGTAACATCGTTACAGCTAATACCTACCCAGATTCATGGGATGAGACAGACACCACTAAGTCAGCTGGTTTCAATGATCTAGTACAGATTGGTACAGAGATTGTGGATGGTGCAACACTAGGTACTAACTTTGTCATCTACGCTTATGACCAAGTGTGGCTTATGGAGTTCGTAGGCGGTACGTTTGTATTTAACTTTCGTAAGCTGTTTACTGATGCAGGTATCATCAATCAAAACTGTGTAGTTGAAGTAGAAGGTAAGCACTACGTCTTTGGTCCCTTCGATATGTATGTACACGATGGTACATCCAAGCAATCTATCTGTGACGAGCGAGTGAAGAACTTTGTCTACTCTACGCTAAATAACTCAGCATCAGACAGGTTCTTTGTACAACACAACCAATCACTCAATGAAATCTATTTCTGTTATCAATCAGGAGATCAGTTCTGTGAGTTTCCTAGCGCAGACAGATGCAACAGAGCCGCTGTCTATAACTACAGGAACGACACATGGTCCTTCATGGATCTACCTAACGTCAGTAGTGGTACACAAGCTAACATCAACTCAGTGACGACCTATGCTACCAGTTCGACTACCTACACACTCACAGGTGGTACCTACTACTCTCAGCAAGACAGCTACCAAAGACACACATTGATGGTAGGTGAGACACTGACAGCAGACGGTATTACCTCAGACAAGCTATATGCCTTAGACCTGTCAGACACAGGTACCATAGCTTTCCAGTTAGATACCGAGGCTACTAAGTACCCTTACCTAGAACGTACAGGCATAGACTTAGATGAGAATGGGTTAGCCGCTAGGCAGTATGTGGTTGTCACCCGTCTGTATCCACAGGCAGACACTATTAACTCAGCTGACACCACCATGACGTTTGAGTTTGGTGCGTCAGACATCCCAAGAACCACGCCTACCTACGCCTCAGCAGTCACCTTCGATATAGCTACCGATCATAAGATCGACTCACGGGCGGCAGGTAGATATCTCTCTTACCGGATGACACTGACCGATAACAAAGACTTTGAGTTATCTGGGTTTGACTTGGAGATCACACCAACTGGAGCAAGATAAGACATGGCACTTAACGATAAGACTAATGTCTTGATCCAGACATACACCAGAGAACAATATCCAGTATTGCAAGAAGGTGTCAGGAGATACATCCAAGATGAGCTAAGGCGAATAGAGACTTCTATTAGGTCTCTCGCCACTGCTTCTATTCAGGTTGCAGAAGATGAACCGGAGAACCCCGTCAAGGGCATGGTCAGGTATGCTGTGTCTCCATGGGACCCACTAGGCACCAGCTTTGAGGGTCTGGTTGTCTATAACGGTACGTCATGGGTAGCGGTGTAACATCATGTCAAATCTAATGTTAAGGACAGCAGTCTATAGCTACGAGGAGAAACTTAAAGAGGCTATAGAACAAGGCGAAATAGAAGATGCTTTAGATCAATGTCCGGTAACTCATCATTTTGCTGAGTATCTCGAGGACTACAATGCAGGTGTCTATGCTCGAGAAATGTTTATACCTAAAGGCATTACAGTAGTGGGTAAGATACATAAGTATTCTCACTTATCATTCTTGTTAAAAGGCAAGCTCATTGTTGTGTCTGAGCATACCGACAGAATAGTCATGGAGGCTCCGCATACGTTTGAGTCACCAGCTGGAGCTAAGAGAGCTTTCTACGCAGTAGAGGACTCTATACTAACTAACGTGCATATCACCAGAAAACCTAAAGAAGATGCTCTTGATGCTATTGAGCAAGAGGTGATTGCTAAATCATACACAGAACTAGGAATGGAAGAACCAGATCCTCGTTTATTCAAAGAAGAATTGGAGACTATAGCATGGCATGGGGTGCAGTAGCAGGGGCAGTCATTGGCGCTTATGGAGCGAACCAAGCCGCAAAGAAACAAGCAAACGCAATGGATGCCGCAAACCAGATGTCCAACATGGGCTACTTAGACGCACAGCCTTACATTCAAGGTCTCTACAGCCAAGGTAAGAACGTCCTAAACGATCAGCTTGCGGCTGGGTATTACCAAGGCCCTACCCTTGCTCGGTTAAACAATATACAGACCGATGCTCTTAGTAGGCAATACAACTTTGGTAACACTGGTTACGGATACGGCGCTGATATAGCCAGAACTAGCTCAGGTTTCTCAGGTAACTATGCTGACTTATACAACCGCGCTAACAACAGTGCAGCTATGTCTGATGCTATTAACTACTCTACAAGCAACAGCCGCCCATTGATCGATGCCGCTATGCGTGGTGCTAATCGTCAGTTAAACGAGGTTAGCTTACAGAACCTGAACAACGCGGCGTCTAGCTCAGGTAACACAAGAAGCTCAAGAGCAGGTACAGCTGAAGCTATCTTGCGTAGAGGTGTTGCAGAGCAGGAAGCTGATGTAACAGCGGAAATCAATGATCAACTCATGAACAGATCGTTGAACCAGTCCAACACCGACTTTGCTAACGCTATGAACGCTAATTCTGGTTTAGCTACTGGCTTTGGTACAGGTATGAACACCGCCTTTACATCTTTGAATAACTCAATCAACGCTGGTGGTGCCTTCCAGAAAGACCTACAGAACCAATACAACGATAACCGCCAGTTCTTCGAGGGTAATCGAGATTACGACATGAATACTCTTGGAAACTACGCCAACGCTATTCTTGGTCGTGCGCCAACCCAAGGCAAGAACTATCAAGCTAACCTAGTAGACCCGACTATGGCGGCTCTAGGTGGAGCGCAGATGGGCTTTGGTCTCTACAACAAGTTCTTCCCTAACGGGTTTAACTTTGGCGGTAATAGCAACCCAGCGGCCTTTGCATCACAAGCTCCTGCACAACAGTACATCAATGCCCCAGCATTTCAGGGTATGGGCTATATGAGTGGAAAATAGATAACATGATTGGATATGGACTCCTCAACCCAGACGGTAGTCCTACCCCTGCCCTCATGGATGCCATTAGGTACAGTGAGACTGGTCACTTACCTATGAACCAAGCAGTCAATGCTGTGTCTAGTGCTGATGCTATCGGTGCTTACCAGTTGTTAGCTAAGAACCTGAACGCTGGCATGGGGTACGGCGTCAGTAAAGGTCTTTCAGTAGATGATGCTCGAGATCCAACCAAGTCTCGGAATATTGCTACTCAATATGTGTCTGGCATGAATAAGCATCATGGCTTCAATAATCCGATACATAGTTTAGTTGCATATAACTGGGGGCCAGCCAATGCGGCTCGATGGGTACAGCAAGGCGCTAAGTTCGATGAGTTGCCTAATGAGACCAAACAATATGTCGCAAGAGCTATCGGCTACACAAGAAAACAACAAGGGTCAGACGATATGACAGAAGAAGAAATCCAAGAGTTGCTACGCCGACAGGCGGCAATGGGTCTGATGCCACAAGATTATGTTCAGCCTACAGCTGGTGCAGTCACATCTCAGCCTATGTTAGCTATGCCATCTGAAGATGATGCCACGATAAACATTGACGGTACTCCAGTAGACAAGGGTGCAATCTTAAATCGAGTAGTTCAGGCCGCTAAGGGTGCCTTGTCAACAGGTCAAAACGCACAGCCTATCTATAACCAATCAGCAATCGCCGCTGGTCAGTCCATGCAAGGTCGTCCTAATCAACAGTACGTCAACCCTATCGACATGCAAGCCAGCTACGATACAGAAGCTCTTGCACAGCGAGACGCAAGTCCAAACTTAGGTGATGACCAAGGCTCACGGGCTGGTGACGTAAATGCTCTACTAAAGATACAGCAAGGTGCATTGTCATCACAGAATGTCTCCGGCAAGAAAAGAGACAACGCAACAATGATGCCTCAGTCATCAGCGTTGACATCTAGCGACTGGATCCGTCTTGGTGCCGCTACTTACAGTGGCGCATTAAAAGGTGATGGTATTGGCGCTTTCGGTAAAGAGTTTGGCGCAATAGAAGACGCAAAGAACACAAACGCGATTGCTCTATACAAAGCCTCTTTGAAAGCAAATAAAGGCGGTAAAGCAGGTAACAACAACGCGGCACTTGTCTCATCAGGTATCGTCACAGGTTTGATCGATGAGGTTATCCCTGTAATCGAGGATGATGCTAACGGTCTCTTCAATAGGATCTTCGGCGTAGGCGGTAACACCACAGGTATGTTTGGTCAGCTATTGTCTAAGGTAGGCGGTACAGACGCCAACAACCTCCGCGCTCAGTTAGCTACAATCAGATCTAACATTGGTTTCGACAAGCTCCAAGCTATGCGTGAAGCATCTCCTACAGGCGGTGCATTGGGTAACGTCTCTGAGAAAGAGAACGAATACCTACAGTCAGTGCTTGGTAACGTGGAACAATCACAGAACCCAGAACAACTCAAGCGTAACCTTCTCAGACTAAGAGAAGCCTACCTAGACATCGTTCATGGCTACGGAAACCGTCCGACAGTTGGTCCTTCTTACCAACAACAGTCTAGTGGTGGTTCATTGTCACCTGATGTCATGAGCCTAATGAACGTATACACATCATAGGAGCTTTGTATGGCCCTTCAGGATCAACTTGCCACCGCTTTGCAGAACGCACACGCGGCAGGTGATGTAGAGGCCGCAAGAAAACTAGCACAAGCCTTGAAGCAGACCATGGGCCAAGCCCCTGCCGCCCCTCAAGAGCAAGACGGTGCATTGGCTTACTCTGTAGACCGCGCACAAGAACTCCTTGGTAAAGGTGTTGAGGTAGCTGGTGATCTAGTTGGCTCTGATACCGTCAAGCAGTTTGGTCAAGATGTTGTTGCACAACAGCAAAAAGACATCGAGGCTGGTGGATACACCCCTACATACACAGGCTCTTTGAGAGACACATACACACAAGGCGGTATTAATGAAGCACTTGGCTGGGTAGCCGAGAAATCACTCGAAAACGCCGCTTCTGGTGGTGTAGCGATAGGTGGTACAGCGTTAGCGGTCGTAACGGCCCCATTTAGCGCCACAGCGGCTACTATGCTAGGCGGGGGTACCTTGGTAGCCTCCGGCCTTATGGGCGCTGGTGAAGCCGCTATGGAGCAGGAAGACAAGACTGGCGAATATGACTCAAAGACTGCCGCTGGTGTTGGTGTTATCGTAGGTATCCTAGACAAGTTCGGTGCAGGTAAGGTCATCCCTAAAGGTGACTTGGTTAATATGACTGGTCAGCAGATCGTTGAGGCTCTGATACGGGCTGGTAATGATGATGCCGCACTAGCTATTGGCAAGCGTATCTTGAAGTCTACAGGCTTCGAGGCCGCTACCGAGACCGCACAGGAAACAGCTATTGCTGGCGGTGCCGCATTAGAAGGCGCTACCTACGACAAAGAAGAACTGATCGACCGCAGCCTTGAGTCTGCTGTGCTTGGTGGAACCATGGGTGGCACGACTACGACAGCTATCGAAGGCACAAAAGCAGTAAGCAAAGGTGTCAAGAACCTAGCCAATATGTCTGCTGATGAGTTGACACAAGAAGAACTAGCCGCCCGTGTAGACTTCTCACGGCGTCTTGAGAGAATTGCAGAGTCAGGTAGCTTTGACCTCAAGAACGTAGGCAAGATGGGCAGTAAAGGTGCAGTAGACGCTGTAGATAATGCTCATACAGAGATTGTTAAGGATCTTAACTTGGCTATCGAGGGTCTCAATCAGGATCCAAATAGCACACTCAACACACGCAAAGGCGATAGCGAAGAGTTAGCCGCTAAGAAAGCCCTTGCCCGTCTTGGTATCAAGAACGCAAAGAACAAGGTCAAAGGTGTAGTTACACCAGACCAAATCGATGCAGTTGTAGATCTAGTAGGCCAAACCAAAGAAGGCCAGCAAATCATCAACCTAATGCGTGAAGCAAACGAGCTAACTAGCTTGCATAAGTCAGGCTATGTGGGTGGTTTGTCTCAATATACTGATTTGCTATCTCCATTCGGATCTAATTCAGGATACGACAGAGGAGCCGCCGCCACAGAGCGTCTCCTACGGCCTCTACTGACTGGTGGTGCCGCTTTCCAGACTGGAGGCACTTCATTGGCCTTACAGGGCGGTCTAGCGGCTACAGGACGCATTGTAGATGCTGTTACAGGCCGTAGAAGCCGTGTAGCTAAGTTCATTAA